ACCCAGTACGCCCAAGCTGAAGCCTACCTCCAGCGGCACGGCTTCACCAGGGCGGTGTACTAAGCCAAAAATACCAGGGCGGCTGTTGAACCCACAAAGGGGCCAACAGCCGCCCCCTTTCTTTGCCCCTATAACTACCCTCTCCAGCTCCCGCCCGCGTCTCTTTTTTCCAAAGGAAAAAACAGACCCCTTGACGGCCTGGGTGGTATGTTTACCCCACCCCGTTACAACGGCCCGTTACGGGGCCTCTGTGGGCCGTACAGAGGGCATAACGAAAGCGCCCCCGACATGGGATTTTCCATATCGGGGGCGTTGGTCATATGGCGGGGCTGTTTTCGCTGCTTATGTCCTCAACGAAGCCCGCAGCCTGGGCGGCGGCGAACTTCACTCCTTCCCCATCGGCCCCGGTATTCTCCGCCCGGTTCTTCTCCACGATCCGGGAAAGGACGATGGACAGGGCCGTGCCTATGGGGGTGAATACGACGGTATAACAGGCCAGAGCGCCTGTGTACTGATACTGGATGCTCATACGGGCCAGATAGAAGCCGCCAGCAAGCCCCAGGGCGAGGATGAACACGAGGATATAGCCCAGGCGGTCAGTATTCCCCATACGTCGCCTTGCTGGCTTCTGGGCCGCTCTGGGTTGTTCCCGCTTGCCCCTGCTCATACCAGCCCGGCGACCTGGGCCAGCCGGTACATCAGGGCCGCCGCCTGCTCACGGGTCAGGAGGTCCGCCCACATATAGTTGGGGAGGCCGTCGGGGCCGAGGCCACCGCCCGCAAAGATACCAGCGTTGATACAGTATTCACGGGCTTCCTTGCTCCATTCCCCGCAGTCGTTGTCGCGGAGTGTGCCACGCCACTTTTCCATGGCCTTGACAAACATCTGATAGAATTTTTCCTCGTTCATGTCTTCTCCTTCCTTGACGTTCAGCCGATGGGTCACTTCTTCGGCAATCATGCCGTGGCGACTGTAAAGATAATCACCGGGGCACGCTTTAGCAGCGAACCACCGATGTACCGTCAGCACCATCTCGTCGGCAGCGGGCGTATAATTGAGGGTCTTGTCTTTGTCTCCAAACCACAGCAGCTTGGTCTTGCCGTAGCGGCGGCAGATGTCCTCGCAGAGATTGATTGTGGATTGGAGGGCGGCGTCGGTGACGGCGTAGGGGTGGGCGGTATCGCTGGCCACCTCGAAGGTGATCGCCCGGTGGTCGTTGGCTCCACTGGAGGAACACCAGGAGCGGTCCTTTTCGTCCACTATCAGGATAATGCGCCCGTCCTTGCCGATGCCGTAGTTACACGACGCCTGGCGGTTTTTGTTCTGGAATATTTCTCCGATGCGTTCAGCCGTACACTGGCCGACTACGCAGTGGATGGTGATACGGTCAATGGGCTTGTTCCGGGGGCTGTTTTTGTTAGGGCTGATATTGGTGCAGGAAATGAGGCTGCTGTTACTCATTTTCGGGCACCCCCTCCACCAGCGCCTTGACGGCCTTATTGTTCTTCAGCATTTCCCGCATCTCCTCCAGGGCATCGTCCACCAGGGACGAAAACAGGTCAAAGGACACGATCCGGGCCAGCCAGGAAAAGCGGGTCACAAACAAATCATAGACCTGGCGGAGCTTCAGTTTGCCCGTGCCTCCGCCCAGCTCCTTCTCGGCCTCCGTGACAGCCCACAGAAGCCACTCCCGGACCTTTGCCAGCTGGGCCTCACTGGGCAGATGAAAATAGCGATACATGGCCGCCCCCACTGCCGTCAGGATGGCAACCAGCGCCAGGATGATGTACCAGTTGTTGATGATGAACTCCATAAAAAATCCTCCTTAATTTTTCAGTGCGTCCTCCAGGTCCTCGATGCGGTGGTTTGCCACCTTGATCTTCTCCTCCTGGATTTCGGTACGCTCCTCCAGTTTGTAAGTCCGCTCGATCAGGTTGTTGTGGGCCTGGACCCGCTTCTCCAGCTGCTCCAGGCGGTAGTTGGTCAGCTTGGCCGATGCCAACACGCCCACGACAGAGCCGATGGCCGATCCGGCCAGGCCAATCAGTGCCACGACGATGCCCTCCATGCTGCTTCCCCCCTTTCCGTGGCATATAGAAAGGCGGGGTGCATCTCTGCACCTCGCCTTGTCTATCAGTATTTAGGCTTGGCTCCGACCAGCCTGGCAATATGCCAGAGGTCTATCACAGGGGCGTTATAGAAGTCATAAGACCATATCCAATGGTCCTCGTGTTCGGGCCGCCGGTATCGCTGGCACAGGGCGTCGCCCCATACCTTATCCCATCGAGCTTGGCAGTTGTCCTGCCCATTCCTGGGCTGAAGCCGGGCCAGGATGGCGTTCAGCAGCGCCCCCCGCTCCTTGCCCTGGCCGTCGTCGTCCTGGCAAAAATACTCAAAGGCGCTTTCGCCGGTGGTGTAGCATAGTAGCTGCTCGTTGGGCGTGTTCGCTAAAATAAAGCCGTCCCTGGCTTTCAGCACCGTGCCGTATGGGATATTGACCGGCCCGCAGTCGGTGTTAAATCTGGCTCGTTTCCGGGCGATATAGCGGCTATACTCCACGGCTTACTCCTCCACGGCCTCGGTCCAACCATAGACCCCCGGCTCCCAGACGTTGCCGTCGGTATCGCTGATCCAGTGCTTCTCCTGGTGGCTTACCTTGGCCCCGGTAGCATAGGCGTCATGCGCTCCGATAGGCTGGCTCCAGGCGGGCCATTCCGCTGTCGGGTCCGCCGATATAGCCCACAGGCTGGCGGCCACCTCCGGGGTCCAGTTCTCCTGGGAGGTGTGGTCCTGGACGCAACGGTACAGCTTACCGCCGTACTGCCGGAGCTGGCCGGTCTTGTAGTTGACCGGGTAGGCCCAGGGGGAAAACAGCTCGGCGTGTTCCGCAGCGGTGGTGGCGTCGATCTGGCCGGCCTCCGCCATCGTAACGAACATAACGCTGCCGGTTTCGGTGGCCCTGGTAATCTCGTTGCCAGCGTCGACTTCCTCCAGCATGACCGTGTCCACGCCCTCCATAGCGGCCCGGCCTAGCAGATGATACACCCGCCCGGCAAAAGCAATGCCCGAAGCCTCCGGCTCCGGGCAGATGATGAAGCAGCCATTGTCGGCCAGCTTGATATAGTTGGGGGCCTCGGTCATGCCGAGGCTTGCCCCGTCTCGGGTGATTTTGAACATTTCGCACCTCCAAAAAAGATGGCATGATAAATCCGCCGCAGGCGAAGCAGCCGCCCGTGGTCGTTGAAGTTCTTATAATATGCCGCTTGGCATTCCATGTACTGCTCCACATCCGTGAAGGAGCGTTTGCCCTCCAGGAACTCCCGGTGAAACAGCTTCAGCTTTCGTCTGGCCCGCTTGATGCCATCTCGGCTCCCGTTGACAGTGACCTTTCCTGTGGAGCCAAGGGTAAACCGGGCCTTGCAGAAACGGAAGGGCTTGGTCAGGGGGATGATTTTGCACTTGCGCTTGTTCACTCGGATGCCCAAGGCTTCAAAACGGCGTACCATTTCCCGGACCACGTCCTTCAATTGCTCCACATTGGGCATGATGATGCAATAGTCGTCCATGTAGTGATCGGCGCAGTGGACACTCGCCTGACATTTCAGCCAATTATCCACAGGGCTTGGAAGGGCCACCATTTCCTGCTGGGACGGTTCTACACCTAGTGGCATCCCCCGCCCTGGCGTAGGACAGGGGGAATGCTGAATAATAATATCAGCCACCCGCCGCAGATCTGGATTTAGGATCAGCTGTTGGTGTCGCTGATAGAGGATTTGGTGTGGGGCACTTGGGAAGAAGTGCCTTAAGTCCAGCAACGCTACTGCCCCTTCCCGGCCATAGCGCCGGTAGTGCCAGTGCAATTGCTCCTTTATCCGCTTGAAGGTATAATGCAGTCCCATACCTCTCCGGCTGGCCCCGTTGTCGTGGATCATGCTGGGGGTGTATAATGGAATAAGCACCTCGTTGCTGTGATTCTTTTCGATTTGCCGGTCTGCAATTTTTGGTGCATCAATAGGCCGCACCTTTCCCCTCTCTCGAAGCGTAAAGTGCGATCCTGCCTTGGGCACCCATTTCCCGTCCAGCAACTCCCGCCGCCGCCGAGCTGTCCCGGAAAACAGATGCATTTCAAAGTTTTGGACTGACTGTTTCCACCGCACTCCATTACAGCATTTCTTCCCGTAATAGAACATCTTGCGATAGGAGAAAACTTTGTCGATTGGACCAAGGGCGGCACAGCGGGCCTCCCTCTTAGCCTGCCGCCTTGCCTGGCGGCGCTAATACCTTGCCTCTCGGCGTTCTTGACTATTCATAGAGTATTCGCCAACCTCGTACAGATGGATTGTAGGGTGCCGTCTAATCTGCTTTGCCCTGGCACATGAAACGGGATAAGGCACAGTCACCCGCCATGCAAGAAGCGTCCGTGCAGGGGCATCAAGGGGCAGTTTTAGGGATTTCCACCCAGGGAAGTGTATCTCCTTTTGCTTCGGTCGTCTTTCACCTGGGCGGGATAATACCCGCCCCGCTACTCCATTTGACCTAGCATAAAGCAAAATCCGGGGGCCACCGCCGCCGACCACGAGGCATTGTTGTTGTTGTAGTTGCCGCTCGTATTGATTTCGCAGAAATTGTTATTGTTGTTGTAGTAGGGGGACCGCAGCCACGCCCACACCGCCACGGGTCGATTGTCAGATACACACCCAATCAAGGGTCAGGGTTTTTGTCTTTGGCCTAACGATTTCACAGCGCCTTTCAGAAGTTCATTCTCCTTGTCGATAAGCTCTCCCAGGCTTTGGGCCATTTTGTCTAGCTTTTCTGTCGCCTTGCTGGCATCCACGGTTTTGCCCGTAGATGTCGTGAAGCAACCCTCCGGGTTTTTATTCATAACCTCATAGCAGAGGGTCAGCCGCACATCCAGCGCCATCAAGGAGGCTCTTGCCTCCAGCAGGTGGGCCTTGCGAAGTTCTATCCGCTGGGCGTCTGATGGAAAGATGCTGTTGGCTTTTTCAGCGTGATCCAGGACTTCCCCGGCCAGCTTGGCAACCGGCTCCGCCACTAGGCGGGAATACCGAGCCGAAAGCCTGGACAGAAAATTCAGCGTTTCCACATAAATCTGGCTGGCCGTGTTGATAAACTCGGCTTTGCTTGTGGTCCGCTTCTGCTTTAGAACCGACATAATTTCACCTCTTTTTCTTCGGCGCTGGGACCGATTATAGCACGGTCCCGCCCGTTCTCACAGGTGGCCGGGCGGGCGCTATACCGGGAACCGTTGCAAAATATCGCTTCTCGATAGAAGAAATAGACAGGAGCGCAAAATTCAAAAAATCGCGTCGGGCGCTTACGCGCCCGAATTTTTTTATTGTTGCTCTCTCTGCCTATCCCTTCTATCGGTAGGCCGCCCGCTTTCGCGGGCGGATCAGGGCGGGATACTCTGCGGAGGATTAGACGGAAAAGCCGGGGGCCACCGCCGCCGACCACGAGGCATAGCCGGCGGCGTAGGTGCCGCTCGTATTGATTTCGCAGAAAATGTTAGCGCCGGTGTAGTAGGGGGACCGCAGCCACGCCCACACCGCCGTCCCCGTAGCGTTGTGCTTGTAATGGATTTTGCTGTTGCCCGCCTTATAATAGTCATACTGAAGCTGGTAGTTCTTCTCCGCCTCATTCGCAACATAGCGGGTGCCGAACACCTCGAACTCCGCCAGCAGGAACAAATAGTCCGTGGTGGCGGTCACATTGGACGCCACATTGTAGTTCGTCCCGGCGGTGTTGTCGGTATACTTTGTCGTGGTCTTCATGTTGTTCCGCAAATCTGCAGGGAGGGCCGCCAGGAGACTATTGGCCGGAGGGTTGGCCGGGGTGCCACTATTGCCTAGTAAGGTCTTTCGCATAGCACACCCATTCCACCCACCAGCATTTGTCCGACTGGTGTTCATATGGAAATATCCAGCGGAGGTCTGCTCGTTGTTGTACTGACTATCACAGAGGCCCACCAGCTTGCCGCCTACCTTGCCAATCTGGAAGTGGATGCGGTTACTGCCCTCCCGGCTCGCATTGTGATTAAAGCCCAGAATAAAGGCGTCCACCGTAAAGTTGGAGAAAGTGAAATTGCCAACCTTGCCGTTAATAGTGACCGGCTTAGTATCACCCACGGCCCAGTAGTTGGCCCCAGTACCAGCGTCGGACGCCTGCCGGACTGTCGCCCAGGAATTGCTTGCCAGGGTCTTTTCCGGGAGCGTAACAGTCACGCTGCACGTCTTATCGCCGGGGGCGCTGTGGTTCGTCCCGACAGCCACCTTGACCGTAATTGTGGCGTTGCCTTTGGCCTTGGCGGTCACGGTGACCGTGTTCCCGGACACACTCACAGAGGCCACGCTGGGAGCGCTGGAGGTGGCCGAAATAGCCCCGTCCCCAGGGCGAGTCACGGTGAACGTGCCGGACAGATTGGCGGCGTTCAGCTCCATGCTGGTCTTACTGAGCGTCAAACTCCCCGCCGCCTTGCTGATGGTCCAGGTCACGCTCTTGGCCCCGGTGCTACCGTCTGCCCACGCATAATTGGCCGTGGGCGTGAAGGTCGCCGTATAAGTCCCGGCATTCGTGCCGGAGGTCGTTCCCCCAATCGTCAGCTTTTCGGCGTCGTAGCCGGTCCATACGGGGGTCTGGGCGCTGCCAGTATAGGTTAGGTTCCCGCTCTGCTGAGGAGGGGCCACAACGGCCTTACCAATGCTCCAGTTCACCGTCCGGGCCGCCGTGCTGCCGTCCCCCCACGCATAGTTGCCCTTGGGGGTGAAGGTCGCCGCATAGCTGCCCACTTCTGTCCCGGTGGTAACCCCGCCAAGCGTCATTTTGGCGGAGTCGTACCCATCCCAGGTGGGCGACTGGGCCGCCCCGGTGTAGGTCAGGCTGCCACTCTGGGAGGGCACGGTGGTGATCGCCGCCCGCCCGATGGTCCAAGTGACCTCCTTGGGGTCGTTCGTCCCGTCGGACCAGACATACTCCCCCGTCGGCGTGAAGATGGCCGTATAGGTCCCGGCGGCGGTCTTGCTAGTGTCGCCGCTGAGGGCCAGTGTTTCGGGGTTGTAGTTGTTCCACACGGGGGACTGGACCGCCCCGTTATAGGTCAGGCTGCCGCTCTGGGAGGGCACCACGCTAATGGTATGGGTGAGGGTGGATACTTCCTTGGCTGCCGCCTCGGCGGCCTCCAGGGCCTTGTCAGCGGTGGCCTGGGCGGTCTTGGCGGCCTTGCCAATCGCCACGATAGCCTCGGCATTGGTCTGAATATCCTCCCGCATATCCGGGTGGGCCTCCGGGTCCTGGTTGTGCTTCTCCAGGGCCTTCTCCAGCTCCTCCCGGTTCACCGTGTCCAGAGAGGGGTTGATGATGATATCCAGGACCGAGGCGTCCGCCACGACGATGTGCATTATCATGGTCAGCTTGCCGGACACGCCCCCGGAGATAGACACCTTCTCGGTGTCCGGGGTGTTGCATACGGCAATCAGGATGCCGGTATCACTGAACAGGCCCATTTCTCGGATGGTAAAGCCGCCCACATCGTCCCCGATCACGATTTTAACGTCGATCATATTGGGGGTGGTGGGGTTCAGTTCCTTTCCCACGATCTCGCCACGCCACCGCTCATTTACAAGGGCGGTCTGGCCGGGGACTGGCACCGTAGGAGCGCCGCCGCCGTCACCGGCTCCGGCCTCCACGATGGGCAGCTTGGTCCCGTTGAGGATACAGTCCGCGATGATAGCCGCCCCCTGGGTGGTGATAACGGTCCCGTATTCGGTCTGGTCAGTAATGACCGTTTCAAACTCGCTGGGCATTGCTTACGTCCTCCTTCGGATAGATTTCCAGCGTGACGTGGTATTCCAGAGCGCCCCCCATGATGGAGGTTCCGCTGCTCCTCATGCCACGCACGATTTTGGGCCATACGTCCGTCCAGTTGGAATATTCCGTATAAGACCCGCTTCTCAATGCGCCGGTAGTCTTTAGGCCCTGCACGATCCGGGGATATACCTCCATAGCCTGGGACAGCTCCGCCGTCGCACCAAAGGAGATCGTGCCGTAAGACTGTAAAAAGGCGGCCAACATCACCCGCATATTACCGGGCCGGACCTCCAGCAGCATCTTCAAAATTTCCGTAGCCAGGCTGCCAGCGTCGGGCAGCTTGGTATAGTCGAGCTGAATGTTGATGGTGTAGTCAACAATGGTTTCTTCGTGCCCCTCCGGGCCGCAAATGCTCGTCAACCACCGTTTCAACCAGGGGATGGTGTAGGGTATCTCTAAATTCCACATGGCCTTTATGCGGGCCTTGCGCCCCTCCAGGCTGTCCGTGTCCTTTGGGAAAATTTTCAGCTCCTTCTCCCAGACGGCCACCCCTCGGGCGTCGGCGGTTTCGAGGAACTGATTGGTCAGCACCAGCGTCAGGGCGTCCCAGGCGATAGAGATTTCCGGCTCGTTGGCTTCGTTGATGGCCCGCATCTCCACGACCTCCCGAAGAACCGGGGGAAGATAGTCCAGCAGCTTTCTATCCACTGACCTCACCCCTCACTGGAATGCTGTCCGGGTGTAGGGCCAGATTGCTCTCCGCACCGTTGATCCT